CTCCGGCAATACCGCCTATATCCGGCACATCTTCGCTTTTCTCGGCTAATAGATGTATCTCATCAAAGCCAGCTAGCACTCCGGATAATTCTTTTGTTGCTTTTTTTGCGGCTTTGCCTGTATCCCCAAAGCTCTTCTTTGCGGCCTTACCTACGCCACTCATGCTCTGTTTTGCTGCATTGAGGCCCTGCGCCGCTTTAAAGCTCTGTTTATAAGTCTTGCCGAAAAGCGCAGAGATAAAGGTAGCAATGTAGGTAGTAGCGGTGGCAAGCCAGCTCATGAATGTATTTAGTGCAGGAAGCACGGCTTGATAAATAGGCATAAAAGCTGTCGCCAGGTTGGCCTTAACTTGATTAAGGGAATAGACAAATTGCTCATTTGTTTGTAAGGCTGCACCAACGTAATTAATAAGCCCTCGAACAGCCTTATACATCGCCGTAAATATAAAAACCTGGCGCAGCACACGCATGAATGCCCGATGAATTGATGTGGCAAGCCCTAAAAATACTCCTTGTGATGCTTTTGCTTGTATGCCTGCCCGCTGAAATGAACTGCCTACCCTATCTGTAATGCGCCCTGTCCTATCCATAATGCGCCCGGTTTTCTCGGTAGCACGTCCTAAACGATCTGTTGTAGATGCAGTTCTATCCTGTGCCTGCTCAAGCTTTTCAATCTCTAGCCGGAGCTTGTCACTCTTTGCACCGTATCGCAGCATTCTCTCCTCAGTTTTCAGCATATCCTCGCGAATCTGCTCACCGAATACACCTTTCCTGGACGCGGTGTCCAGTAGTTCATAGTCGCGGGCTAGCTGCTTGAGCTTCTGCCGGTACATCTCTGCCATATTACTAGCATTGTCCATCTGCAAGGTGAGGCTTTCAATTCGTTCCGCTAATTCACTTGATGCTTGCTTTGCCTCACCCGGCACCATGGATCGGAAACTGTCGGCCATCCGAGACATAGAATCTTTGACGAAGCTGTTCATGCGATTAAAAGTTCCTTGCAAACTGCTGCTAAGGGCTTTATCTACAGAGGCCGTCTCCCGGACAATAGACTCCGGATCAATCTCTAAGTCTAACTGAATCTTGCCAACACTATCTGCCACCGTCTCACCACCTTTCCGGGCAAGAAAAAAGCGCCCTTTATGAGCGCTCTTTCTATGCTTCTATTTCATCTATATCTCACAGCTTCCATTCCTTGCCGCAATTCAAGCATTTAGCCTTGCCTTTTTTACTACTCGTTCCGCCAAGTACAGCACCAGCACCGGAGCCAATAGGCCCGAAAAGAGAGCCTACTGCACCACCAACTACAGCTCGGCCAAGACTAAGCCTCTTTTGAATAAAAGTGATATTAGTGCTTTTGCATCTTGGGCAATATGGGATATGCTCTTTTTTGAGTTGTTTCAGCCTGTCCTTCTGATATTGCTTTTCTTCTGCCTTTTTCTGCTTTTTCATTTCGACTTTTTTTGCCTCTTCCCTAAAACCCTCCTTCATCCACTCTTTAAAATTATCAAAATCCAATCTCTTCACCCCTACTCAAGAATACCATTTCCAGGGGCTGGATTTCAACCAAACGCCTGCCTACATGCCTCCTGGAACGCCTGGACCATCTTTGCCGCAGTTTCCGGATCTTCCATCATCTCCCGGGCCTGTCTGCTCCGCCATTCGTTCCGGATCCGGTGCTGCTCCGGGGTGAAGTGCTTGAGCATCTCTTTATCGTCTTCACTCCTGATGCTCACTATCTGGCCCAGCGGAGTCTCCGGCATGATACCAGCCAGCAAGGTAGAAAATTCGCCCCAGGACATCTCCGGTTCATTTCTGAGGCGAATCCCGTATTGCTTTGCAAAGCTAGCGTCGATCAAGTCCCAGTCTTCGTAGAGATCGTACCAATCATCATATACGTTATATACGTTCTTTCTCTTTGCGAAATCGGGCCTCCGCTACCTCAAAACTTTCGCCCGTTACAGCGGCCACTATTGCAACCATGATGTTTTGGTATGCGGATAGTGATAGATCCATCTCATCAATTTCTTTAGCAGCCTCTTCACCTAACATCATTTTTATTAACTCATCTATAAATGTTAAGTCTTCCAAGTCAGCCTGTTGCATTTTTTGATTAAGTTGCAAAACAGTGTTTTTGCGGTCGTCAATTTCGTAGATCTTATCTTCAGCCAGCTTGAGTTTAGGCCGTTCGTTTGTGAGTTTTGCTGAGATGTCAATCATCTTGCTCATTAGACCACGCCTCCTCTTCTACTTCCGGCTTCGGTTCTTCTACCAGCTCCACAAGGGCACCGTGTTCAGTTGAGTTGAGCTCTTTAAACCGTTTTTTCGTTACCTCGAACACATCGCCCTTTCTTCTTACTGCATTATCTTTCACGTCTCGGAATGTTCTCAAAACCTTTACCTGCATTTAGTCCACTCCTTACGCTGCCGGCGCTTCGGTGTAGGTCGGCTTGCCATTGCTCTGCAGCTCGAGCTCCAGGCCGGACACGTTTGTGGAGTCGCCACCAAAGGGAGTAGAAACATTTACTATGCAATCAAATGCCAGCTTGTCACCGTCGGGGAATTCAATCTCTGCCTTGCTCGAACAGTCCAAACCACTTTTCCACGCCATACCAGCTACATAATCGTTGCCGGGGTCACCAACATGACGTTTCCCGGACAAGGATATTGCGAATCCTTTCCCAGTCATCAGGCGCCTAACCCAACCTTCGGTGTCCATCGGGGTCCACTCTTCGACATTGCCATCAACAGATGGGGAAAAGGTCTCCATATCCTTAATCTCCTTCATGTCTGTTTCAGTGCTCGACGCCCCCTTGGTCCCGATCTTAAACTTGAGATCAAAAACAGGATAAACACCCGCTGTCGCAGTCATTTATCTTACCTGCCTTTCGTAGATAATATTTACCTCTACCACATACTCATAAACACTTAAATCGTCAGTACCAACACTTATAGGCTCCTTCGGTATCTGAAACATCACAACTCGGTGGCCCCCTATAACAGCATCCTTGCCAAACAGTGCTTTATAAACTTCCTGCGCCTTCTGCTCCGCCAGGTTCGCATTTTTTCCCCAGTGAATAAGGATGGAAACGGTCTTAGTAGCTGTGCTTGTATTGGTCAGACCACCCACTGCTATCCTGGGCGCTGGCCCGGTGGTGTTGTAGATACCGATACACTGCTCCTTTGAGCCGTCTATTTTGCCGATGTACCAAGCGGGACACTCTATTCGCGTTTTGAGCCAATCCCGCACTTCAGCCAGGGTCATCATTTTATCAATCCCCCTGCCAGCTGCTTCAGGAATTTGGTGAATTTTTGCTGTGCGAGGTCCTTTTTTTCACCGTCGATATATGTCTGCATCCACTTACCTTGCGCGTTGGGGTTCTTGTCTGTCCTAAAGTTATATTCAGGGTGCCAGTAAAGCCGACGGGCATAGGGAGTATTGAACCCCACAGCGGCCTTTCCCTCCCTTGATTGTGAGGTTTCAATATAGGCGCTGCGCTCCAGTGTCCCGACATCTTTCGGTACTACCTGGCTGGCCACCACGTCAGACTTAACAGCTTCAGCCGTCATCTCCAGGGCCTGTTTCGCCGCCTCGGTCAGCCTGTTGATCTTCGCTTGCTCAAACGTTACCCGCACCGCCACTTACATCAACTCCAGTTCCGTAGAAAATACTGTGCCATCAGGATTGCGGGGCCTGGATGCTCGGTAGATAACTCGCTTCATAGCACCCTCCACCATGACGTAGCCCTCGATGTCCCGGCCCGGGGCGGCATCCCCCTCGATGATTGCCTTCGCATTTAACTGCACCAGCCGCCGTTCAGCGTCCATGATCTGCCGGGATTTCTCGCTGTAGTTGCAAAGGCCATCGAAGGCCAGCTCCTGCAACGGTTCGCCGTCTTCACTGAGCTCCGTAAGATACACCTTAATCGGGGTCACGCAGGCCCATTTTGGAAATGGCAGCTTGCCCAGCATCCGCTACACCACCCTACAGGTGAGGCCGGTCTGCGAAAGATACTGCAGCACATCCCGGTTGGTGGCCACACCGTTCACCTTTTCGCCGGCAAAATTGAGGGACACGTCGCCGATCTTGTAACCGGCCAGCGGCATGTCCGCATAAGCCCCATACTGAGCATTGAAGTCAGCCTGAGAGCATACGGCCTTTTTGACACAGCCTTGCTGAAACGGAGTGAGACCGTCAAAACCTACCGCCCTGATGCGGTTGTAGGTGAGGCTGTCAATCTGATCGCTTGCCTTTGCCAGTTGACTGCTCAGTGCTTCATCGGGGATCACGTTACCGCTGTATTCATACTTGTAGTAATCAGCATCCGCATAGCTCATTCACTCACCCCCAAAAGGAAGAGGGCAGCTTATTTGCTGCCCTCTTTGCCTTTGCCTTTATCCTCTTTCAGCGCCTCCAGCTCGGCCTTCAGCGCCGCGTTCTCGTCCAGCAGCGCCTTATACTTGGCATAAGGCACCGTCTTGGCCGGAGACGTCTCCACTATCTTCAGAGACTTCCCGTTCCACTCAGCGATGTCATACCCCAGCGCGAGGTGCGCGGCCCTCTCAGCCTCGGTTATTTTTAAATGCTTATTTCCCTTTACTGCGTATAGAGCCATCCTACTCGCCCTCCACATTGATCTGAACCCCGTCTGCCTTACGCTCGATCAGGAACAGGTCGGTATAGCTGCGGTTCTGATACAGGTATCCGTCCCCGCCGGTATGAGAACCAGGCGGCCACAGATAGATAGCAGAGTGCTTAATCGGTGCAATCACGCTGCTGGGGTGCACCAGGATCATGTTGATCTGCTTCGCGCCCACAGCAGGAACAGCCCCGTCAGTGAAGTCATACGCAGTCTTCATGCGGCTGGATGGTACCATCACCATCTCCACATCGTCCAGAGAACGAACAGCCCTATTCACCGCTCCGCCGGCCTGCTGGACCAACACTACGCGCCGCAGGTC